GATTTTGTTAATTCACGAACATTATCCACATTCTTATAAGCTATTTGTGTATCTATTAACTTAAATGCAGAAGTATTCGCATAATCGTAAAGATTGATAACCAAAGAATTGTTGTTATCTGATGGAGATAAATTGTAATAATTAGGAATAAAGTTAGATTGAGAAACATAAGCGTTATTGCTCGCAGTACCGTTGCGGTTATCAAATTGACCAAAATCATAATCGGCAACGGAGTTAACAGTAAGTCTTAAATCTGCATTGCTTGACCCGTAAAGGTCGCGGATAACTAATTGAAGGTTATCATAAGTTCCGGCTATTGTTGAAAGGACTAGAGAGCTGCCTGAAAGTGATCCACTAGCAATAGAGGTCATTCCACCACTTGCAGCAGCAGCCCATTTTAATCCAGTTGCTTCTGCTGAATCTGCTGTTAAAACTTGATTGTTTGTGCCTACGCCTAAGCGAGCATTTGTGGTTGAAAAAGTATAAAGATCACCTTTTGTAGTCAATGGTGAAGCACCAGTATCAACGTTTGACCAAGCAGCACCCGTATAAAATTGCATTGTGTCTGTGTCTTTAAGAAATGAAATCATGCCTTCTTGGGGGCTTGCAATTGCCGAAGCGCGAGCTGCTGACGAAGCAAAGACCATAACTGTCTGCGATGCTAAATAGCCATTGGCTGACGCGGCTGTGAGAATATCTCCAGTCGTGAACTCAATAAAACCTAATCCTGCTGCCATGTATATCTCCTAGTAAGTCATCGCGCTGACGCCAATTATACCGCGTTCAGAGCTTCCTATAATGAATCCATCGACTATGGGCTCAAGTGTTGTAACTGTTACTTGCATTGCGTTTGGACTGATTTCCCACCTAAGCCCCTGCACCTGCAAGGTCTTGACAATCGTGCTTCCGTCTGGCTGGATGTTTGAGATTCTGACGTTGGTGAAATAGTCCAAGCCAATCATTGTGTCTGTAGGGACTGCTGGGTCTAGTAGATCAACAGTCATGGCATCGATGCGGATGGTGGTCTCTGCATGGGTAGCCACAAAAGTAGCAGCAATATTTAGAGCATTAGCGTCTGTATCGATAACTAAGTCCTGGGCGCTGTACTGATGAGGAAAATATTTAGTTATGCTGTCTGCGTTCTGATAGACCTGGGCTGTGCCGCCTATGCGCTGGATGCTGGCGGTGTTAATTATGAGCTTGTCATCAAAAGCAAAGACTAGGTTTTTGTATGGGATATCGCCTGTCTGGTTAAAGTCAATAGGAGTGCCGGAGATAGACGATTGCACTTCAGCGCGACTCTTAAATATGGCTGTGCCTGACCCGTCAAAATAAAATGCGCCTTGCTCGGAGAACTCTGCGTTCTGGACTGCCGAGAGTGCTGTGCGAAGCGTCCCTGGGTCAGCCTGACATAAAGACTGCCCTGTTGAGATAGTTCTCATGTTTGACGGAAAATCAACCTCATTAAGAATTTTGCCTATGCGTGTGCCGGTTGCCTGTCCTGCCCCTGAATCTGTGACAGTTGTGACTTGGGCAAGATTGAGCAACCTAAACGCGTCAGCTGCGTAGATATCGACATAGCCCACGTTTTCGGCTTGGTCATAGTAATAGCGATACTCTGTTGTGTAGCCAGAGAATAAGAACTCCTGCGCTGTCGCTGTTGTAGCCGCCACACGAATCTTGCGTAGTGGTACAAGGAATGGATAGTAGATAGATGATGTGTTCTGTGGATTCCACGATCCGTCAGAGTCATAGACCCTAATTACTGCTGTGCCAGCCTGGTAGGTGTCGGACTGAATGTTGCGCCCATTGTCAATAGTAATGCTGCGTACGATAGGGGTAAGGTCGATGATTGGCGTAGGGACTGTAGAGGCAGCAAGTGTGCCAGTACCTAGAACTCCATACTTGGCATCACCAATAGTAAAGGGATAGCCAAAAGTTGCACCGCTAGAGAAGTCAAAGGATACCGAGATGTCTGCTGGCAGCGCCATGACTAACCCCCAGTTCTATTAACTGTCGAACCTATGCCTGATAACGATGAGTTTTGAAGTGATGATGCTATTGCTTTGCCGTCTATCTGTACTGTGACTTGAATTGGCCCTGACATGTTTGACGCTTCTTCTGCTCGTCTAAAGTTTGTGCCATATCCCGTTGGGGAAGGTAAGTTTTTTAAGGCTTGTGGATTAGCGGCAGAACTACCGGCAATCGATGCAACCAAGGCATCTGTCTCCTTGGCAAGTTGTAAAATGTAAGCAGTACTTTTATCTAGTTCGGAAACAATCTGCGCTGTAGTTCCTGTCTCAAAGTTAGGATTACCTAATGCCCCTGTAGTGCCAAAGGCAGGGGTTACCATTGCAACCTTTTGAGCCTTAGCCATAAGCATGTCTAGGTAGGCTTCCCATGAGGCAAAAGGGTTCTTCGCATCTGGAAGGCTTGCTAAATCCTTGGCAATCTTCTCGCCTAGTCCTAAAGCCTTTGCTAGTTCATAGGTAAGTAGCTGCGCTTCCTTAGTGTTTCCTGTAATTAAGGCAAACTGTAGTTCTACGCGCTTACGATCCTCATCAGATAACTTACCCTTAAGGGCAGCGATTAGTTGAATCTGGTCTAGGTCAAAGATTGTCCCAGCCTTCTTAAGCGCTGCTTGCTTCTTCTGCTCTGCTGTAAGCGCCTTTGATGCTTTGGTCTGCGCTTCCATAAGTTTTTTGTTACGGGCAGCTGCATCTTTCTCTAACTTCATAAGAGCCTTTTGCTGCGCAGTCATGCTAGTAGTTGCTGTTTTAGGAACTACAGGTTGGCGCATGTTAATGCCGCCTTGTGACGCTACAAAGCCCTGAAATATATCTTTGGGCAATCTGCCAAGCAAGGAAAGAACGCTAGTGAGTCCACCTACTGCTGTGCCTGTGGCTAGGGTAATTGCATTGATTCCCTTAGCGATTGCGTTAATAGTCTTGACTGCATCCTTGGCTTCTGCTCCACCGCCAGCACGAGCTAGGGCATCGACTAACCCTTCACCTATAACTTCTCTGGCGTTGTCTGCTGCGACTGTAAGAACGTCGAACTTAAAAGATGTAGTTGCAAGGTAGGCGTTAGCAGCGCCGGCTGATTGCTTGAGAAGAATACCGAGAATGTCAGAGAAGGACTTAGAACTTAACTCTGCTTGGGTCAGCCCTGTGTTGTACTTCTTAAGCCCTCTAGTAATGCCTACATAGCCATTGGCAAGGTCTTGCGAGACTGTAGCCAAGTCCACGCCAGAAGCGCGGCTGATTGTAATTGCATCGTTAAGCAACTTCTGTGACTGGGTAAGTGATCCAGTAGTTGTGAGCAAGCCCTGAAACGCCGGACGAAGAACGTCATCGGCAACCCCGGCTGTGGTTTCTAATTCAGATATAAACTTAGCAATAGCAGGATTGGCAAAAGAAATGCCTAAGTTATCGACTGCGTTCGATAATCTAAGTGCAGCGGCTTCATCAGCTGCAAAGGCTTTAACTGCTGCCTTGCCAAAAGAGACAAGTGCTGCTGTGCCGTAAGCAAGTCCCAATGTTCCAGCAAGGGTTTTAACTGTCTTAGTTAGTTTTGCGGCTGCTGTTTCAGCTTTCTTAAATCCACGAGTGTCAGCCTTTGAACCAATTAGGATTTCTTCTACGACTGCCATTACGCTGCCTTTCCTAACTTGCCCTTTGCGGCATTAAGTCTAAATTCAGTTAAGGCTTTATCGATAGCCTTCATTGTTGCGCCTTCTGCAAGCCCACGATTAGCAGCCCATGCTCGATAGATAAGACGTCCTCGACCTTTAAGGCTAGAGACTAGCGGCGGAAGATTGTCAATGAACTGTGCGCCAGCTTTAGGGTTGCTTGACTTGCTAAATTTATTGCTGCTGCTCTTGGCTTTTGGACCAACCCAAGGCTGACCTTGAGGATTGGCTCGACCAGCGCTCTCATAGATTGCACCGACGCGGCTTCTGTTTTGGATGCTTGCCATTGAACTAAAGCCGTTTTGGTTTATCTTGCTAGGCGTTGTCTTGTAAGTAATGCCACGAATAATAGTTGTAGCGTTATAGGTAGGGAATTTGCCCTCACTAAAGGATCGACTAGCCCAGCCAGACATAGGAGAAGCAGCAGGAACAAATCCCTTTGCCTGTCGCACTACTGGACTTAGAGCTTGTCCGATTTCTTTTTTTAAGGCTTTCTCTAGGTCTGGAGTAAAGCGACGCATTGCCTTACGCAGGTCAGCGTTGCCGCGTATTTCGATTCTTACTGACATCGCTTCGCTCCTTCGCTAAGTCCTTCAGGACTTCTATGTGTGCCTTAAACGCCATCGCAGGTAGTTCTACGATGCTTTGGAAGGGAACTCCATACTCGTAACTCAAGCGAGCTGCGAGATAGGTGAGGGAGTTCCGATCTACCCTAAAGGGTCAGACTCTAAGACCTCAACTGACTTGAGTGTCTCAAGGAATGATTCCCCGAAAGGTTTGACTGTTTCACCCGAACGCCTAATTGCTTCCCAGCACAGCCAGTAAACATCTGACTGCTTCTGATCCTCAATAAGAGCCTTATGAAAGCCCTTCTTGGCATATTGTTCAAAGCTATATTCAAGCACCGGAGTTATTTCAAAATCCTGTACTTGTCCATCAGCCCTTGTTACTTTGAGTTTTGCCATTGTTAGCCCCTTAGTTAGTTGGTTATGGTGCTGTTGTTACAGCGATTGTACCGGATACGTTCCAAGTTACGCTTTGAGTTGATAAGTCTCCAACTGCACCATTTACAGGTGTTGTGTTGTTTACAAGGCAAGTCATTGTGTAAAGAGGGTTTGTAGCTGATACGACTGCATCAACCTGCTTAAATGTTACGACTGTGTTTGTTCCCCATGTTGTCTGCAATGTCTGTAGAGTCTTTGCAGATGCTGAATCATTAAAGAAGTCGATTGTGATTGAAGATGCTTCCAAACCCTTTACGAATTTGTGTCCGCCATCGCCAAGTGCTGTGACCTCAAGCTCGTCGAATGCTCTGTTGATTGTTACTGATGATACTAGAGTTGAGAGATCAACCGCATTAACAGTAAGAATTCCCGTATTTGCTAGATATACTGCCATTTAGTTTATTCCTCTTCTTTCTTAGTTGTTGGTTTTGTTTCTGCCTTTGGAGCGACCTGACCGATTTTAATCAGGAACGCTTCGTTCTCTTTTTCCCATTGTGCTAAATCGGTCATGATTTAACTCCATTCCGTTAGGGTACTGATTGCAATGTCGCAAGTCAGTAAATTTCCAGATTCGATTGACATGATGCTTGGAGCGCTCACGCTTCCTACATTGAAAACAATGCTTGAAGCATCGAGTAGTTGAAAAACTCGAACTATGTCATCTTCGATGCCAGCAAGGTTTCCTGCGTTATCCAGCATAGGCACAAGAATCTGCAAGCGAAACATAGCCATAGGAGCTACAGAAGTGCGGTCATTATTGGTTGGAACTATGTAAGGATCGGCTGGAGTGAGGATTAAACTATTTGCCACGGGAGTTGCCGGTGGGAATGAGTAAACGCTGTATTTTGTGTTATCAGCAAGAGCCGCCGCAATAGAGGTGCGAAGTGTGGTGATTGCTGCCATTAGCCCACCATAGAGCGAGGATCAAGATAAGGCGCAAGTAAGCCACGAACTCGAGCCACTAACTGTGAGGACATCGAATACATGCTGCCTATTGATCCGTCAGGGTTCATGCCGTTGCCAGAGTTAGTCTGTCGAGCAGTCCAGATTGAGACACAAACCATGAGGCTTGCTTCTTGGATTGCCGGGATGGCTGTGTAATCTGCATAAGTCTCACCGGCTGCAATCCCAAAAGGTGCAACTGTGTGCTTAGGGTTGTCGCTTGTGTGATTTGTAGTAATGCTGAACTCTTTGATACCGACTGTTGTGATTGTCTTAGTGCCGTTGTACTTTGTGCCAGCACCGCTAATTGTTACTGACTGTCCGACGTAAAAGACTTCCCGGATATCTTCATCAAAGTAGAGAGTGCCGACTGTGCCTACATTGCCATGAGCAACGATTGGCTGTTGGTTCTTCCATAGAAAAGGCAACAACACATCGTCTCCAGCATCGCAGACGGACTGAATCACAGCGTCAGAATATAAACTTCCAACCCCGAGTGCCGCTTTGAGTTCTGCAACTGTGGTGATGCTCATTGTTATCCTTTCTAAAGACTTGAGAGGACTGCAAGGGCTCTGGCAGCCCCCTCAAGCGACTTAGTTATTGCGTATGGATCAGGTCTTGTTTACGCCAAACGCTCCCGCACCAATTTTGGTTGCGATTGCGCCATAGCCGTACATTGCTACAAGGATTTCTCCTGATGCAATTACGTCAGCACGAAGCTGATAAGTAGGAGACTCGTACCATGTGTAGGCAGTTGGGTTGATGATAAGGATTGAATCATCCTTGTCTGTGTCGTTTGCTGTTGGTACGTTTGCAGAAACAAATAAATCAAGACCAGCCACGTTGCCGCGGATTGAATCTGGACGTACGATACCAGCAGCGTTGCTTGGCTGTGCTGCCATGTAGATTGGGCGTCCTGAATCGTTTAGTGTCATGAGGTTTGCCCATTGTGAAGTGTTCATCAAGATGTTGCGAGCAAAGCCCTGTGTGTTTGTGTAAACAGATGCTGCACCGCGTGATACAAAACCAAGCAATTCTGATGCTGTTGGGTATGTTGTTAGTGTTGTTGCGTCTGCTG